TTGACGGAGCGCCGCAGTAGCCGTCCGGGAAAGGCCACCGATGGTGTGTATTAAACCTAACCCGTAAAAGCCAAATCCCGGCAAAAACTTGTAATGCACAAAATACTGTATCTTTCTGCGAAGTTCATCGTCCTCGCGATAGTTGCGTCGGATGGACAGAACTTGGTCGTTGTCTAGGGACAACGTAACTACATACGGAATCTTAATACCAGTTGGTTCCCCGTCTTCGTCGGTATCCTCGTACCCTTCCAAATCCAAGTCAACATGACACTCCAGGATAGAGCAATCATAGTCAATTTGAGACGGGGACGAGCCGTCAATTTTATCTATCTCATCTTGTACGCTATTTGTATCCGGGGTCCCTGGTACAACAGGAACGTCTCTGTAGAAGCCCGCAAGCTGCAACTTGCGTAAGTCGTTCAAAGACATCTTTACGATCTGCGAAATGTTGGGGCAGGTCTCTAGGTCAGATGTGTCGTATGGCACAACCAAATTTTCTGCGGGAACAAACCGGCTAACTGCACGTCCCAGCATTTCGTCGTAATACACCTTCTTGAAGGTAGAGCCCGCAAGCGGCAGATAGAAGAGCATCTGGTCGAACTCAGGAGTATACTCCTCCATCACGTCCGTGATGTAGTAGTTCATAAATTGTTCTACGCGCTGGGCTTGCTTTTCTTTGTCGGTGGTTTCTGCACCAAGGACTACGCCCCTAACCGGACCACGCGCCGGAAGCATTTCATTAAAAGCTTGCGCTTGAAACTGAGTCGCAGCTTCCGCCAGCAGCGGGTGCGTGACACCCGTCGCACCACGGAAAGGTTGCGTCCTCTCTTTATAAGAAAATCCCAGCAATTCCAAACCGTCAGCATAAGCATCTTCCCACTCCTGTCGGCTAGACCTATTAGCTTCAAATTCATCAAGAAGCATTGAAGAAATAATGCCTAGCTCTGAGTCTGATATGTCCTCCGCTAGATTAGCAAAAAAATCATCGCTATCCGGGCGCATTTCTTGTGGGTCAAAATCAACGATGACATCATCGCCGTCTTCGTAAATTTCTATCTCTTCAGGTGTATCCTCCGAGATCATCTCTACGACGTCATTGTCCATTGAGCCTGGAAGCTCTACCTCAATCTCTGCCGCAAGATCCTCATCATCTAATTGAGAGGGGACATTGGTATCCATCAATCCGCCCACGGGCTGTGGTTTTCTCGCCATGGATCACGTACCTTTCCGAAAGCTATACGCTTTTATATCATTACGTTTGTTTTTGAGCAACGGGAGGATGCGAGCCGTTGTGCATTTTCAACTGACGCTCCATATCACGCCTTAACTCTTTTATTGATGCCTGCATCTCTGATGTTTCGCGGTTATAAGCGGCTAACGCCGAAACACTGTTTATCTCAGAAAGCGTACTCACTCTTGAACTGAGAACCTCGTGGCCGCTTTCTAAAGTATCAATACGTTTGTCTATATCCCTAAGTCGCCTTTCTATGTCTAACAACGACTCAAGTATAGATTTGATCTGCATCTTACCGACAGCAGCAGCGCCCGCTACGGAGAAAATAATTCCTCCTAGCGTAATCAAAAACTTTATGTCTACCGCGCCTTCCATTATCAATTACTCTTGATGTGCCATAAAACGAACACCACGCCTCCAAGAAAAAGAATTAAACCAACAGCCTTTAGCAACTCAATAAAAAACTTCTCCCAAAAAGACTTTGCTTCAAGCTTGGCTTCGGCGCGTTTCTCCGCTTCTTCTTTCCTCCGCTTTCTTTGTTTTATGACAGCTTCTTTTTGGGCCTCTAAGATTTCATCCCACGTGTTTGCGCCGAAGCGCTTGTTTATTTGAATAGACAGCTTACGGATGTCTTCTTCTTGCTGTTTCTCCGCTAGCTTTGCCGCCGTGATGTTAGCAAGAGACGTCTCGTCGTCATCTTCGCCAAGCCGAAACTTAATTAGCTTTTGCCACGCAGAAGGAGGCTTCTTGTTCTGCGCTTCCTTGATACGCTTCTTCGCAGCGCCATGTGTTTTAAAAAGTGTGTCTATATGAGTAGCAATGGCCGATACATCGTCTGCCGATTCGAGGGCGCTCCTCACACCACTGATTGCAGACTTTACGGCGGCAAACCCGCCAGTTACCGCTGCTAGCGTTAATGGGTCCATAGCCTTACCCGCCGAATTTATATGCGTCTACGCAGTCGATTACGAACCCCTTAGCTTCTTTGTACTCTAAACTAATCTTCTTACGGGCTTCTGCCTCATTCTTCGCTTCAACGTCAAAATAATGCGTATCCTCCCAGGCAGCGAGCAGGGGATTTATCTCTTCACCAGCGCGAACTTTATCTCGGATAAACCTGTTGTACACTCCTACCTGATACTTCGTCATCCAAACATGCTCTTAGTCATAAACATGCCTATGCCCGCAGAAGGCGCTGACATAGATGTGGTAGGCATGATCCGATTGACCTGCGAGATGACACGGGGGTCCGCCTGCTTCATCAACATATCAAGGTCGCCAGGTATGCCCGCTTGTCTCAAGAGCCGTGATCCAAGGGCCACGGACCGTGGATCGTTCTTCGGCATGACCTGCGTAACGGTTACACTCTCCGTCATACCCATTGGGTGTACGTCACCACCATGCCCAAAGTTCACCTGATACCCCAACCTTCCTCGTTTATCATCCGTAATGGGATTGTACCCCACATCCACACTCGCGATACCCGGACCTACGGGCGTCCTAAAGTAAGCCGAGTAATCCGTCGCATCCATGCCGCGAGTACCAAAAGTTTCACGGTCCGGGGCACCATATTGTTGTAGCTCGTCCGAGAACTCAACTTGACCCCGACCATACTGACCAGAGGCAGCGCCACCAAATTCTGTGTCACCTGTCCTGAAATCAAGACCAAACTTGCCTTGAAACTGGTCCATGGTCTGTTCAATGTTGCCGTCGTCATCTGGAAGATCTATCGGAAAATCCCTGCTTGTCCGACTACCTTCGCCAAAGAACCGAGGCGTAATCTCAAAAGCGCCCACTCTAAAAGTTCCACGGTCCGGGGACCCCGCACCTAGATTTACCTTTGAATCAGCCATTCAAACACCTAATAATATGAGTGTACCTTTAAGCTCACCTCCTGATCTTCCCAATCATCAGAAGGCAATCTCACAAAGTTACCCTGACGATAGCGCATAAGCGCCTGCGTCATGCTATCCACCAAGTCATCATATTCCCCATTGGGAAAAGCCGCAACTTCTTCTATCATTTCGTCTGCAAAAACTTCGTCCGGTGCCCACACCATGCCCGCCTCGAAAAGAGGTGATACAGCGTGTACCCGAGTGACCTTGTCCGCACCCTTCGACGGCGTAAAGTTTACTACGGGTATACCTGTCTGTCGCAACTCCTGCGTCAAAGGTAGCCCACTTGCCTTCGCTTCCACGATGACCGTGTCGGGGTCCCAGTAGCTATATTGCTCATACGCCACTTCTTTCAATTCAGGGAAGTCCCAACGACCCTTCTTACTGTCCAGCAAAATCAGATTTGGTGCGTCCCCTTCGTCAGGATGAAATACACCCCACGTGGTGATAGCAGAATAGTCCGCCGTCTCTCGCTTACTGAAGGCCGTATCATAACTCTGTATGACGTACTCCAACTGCGGGACAACCTCCTTGTCCCAACGCTTCCACCAGTCCCGAGGTATAATCGCGTTCTCTTCACCCGTAGGATTCTGCTGATACTGCGCGTTCCATTTACTCGGGGGTATAGATGCGCGGACCGCGGTCAGATCTTCGAGACTCCAAAACTCAGGCCAACAAGGTTCGCCGCTCTCGAATATCGCAGGAAGCTCAACTACCTCCCACTGATCCGCTAAAGGATCTTTAGCCATGGACCGTAGTAACTGACCCGTCATGTCCTTCTCAGACCAACGGGTCTGCACCAATACAATAGACCCCCCAGGCTGGAGCCTCTGTCGGGGACCCGCAGTGTACCACTCCCACGCATCGTCAAACCCGTTGTTCGACATCGCCGTCTGTTCCGAATGAGGGTCGTCAATGACAACTAAGTCACCACCACGGCCCGCGAGGTTCGATCCAACGCCAACGGCAAAGTACATCCCACCACGGTTCGTGTCCCACCGGCCAGACGCCTTGCTGTCCGCTGCAAGCTTTACGTCCGGGAAGACCTCTCTATACTCGTCAGTCTCTAAAAGATTCTTGACCTTACGACCAAAGTTTACCGCAAGCTCCGTCGTGTGCGTCGCTTGGATGATCTTCATTCGCGGATCACGGCCCATCATCCAGGCCGGGAACAAAAAGCTAGCAAACTCTGACTTCGTATGACGTGGGGCCATATTAATTATTAGACGTTTCAACTCGCCCCGCGCTACGCGCTCAAACTTCTCTGCAATAATTTTATGGTGTCGCCCCGCAATAAACTCGGGCCACATTGCGCGGACAAAAGTTAAAAAATCATTTTGACATTTTTCGTTGCGGTTTAATTGGGCTAGACGAAGCTCTAGCTTTAAGCGTTTAGCATCTAGTTCCGGCGTGACGTTTTGCAGCATTCTTTCGGGGCCCCTGTGTAATGTTTCACGTGAAACATATGGGATAGTTCTTACCTAAACAAGTCATATCAAAATATCACATATTGTTTGTGAAAAACATGGTCCTTGACCTCGTCCCGGCAGGCGGCCCCGCCCGCGATTTTTTTGGCCGTTGCGGGCGCTTTTTCCGACGCAGAATGACCCGATATCCCGGGGCCCCTGCTCGCGTTCGACGTTGAAACGATAGCTGGGAGCGCGGCGGCTTGGCCGGTGAGCTCCGTCGCGTTCGACGTCGGGCCGATAGCTGGGAGCGCGGCGCGTTCGACGTCGGGCCGATATCCAGGCAAAAGAAAACCCCGGCACGCGAACCACGTGCCGGGGCTCTCGGACCTGGGGCCTATGGGCCGATGTTGGCGGGATTAGTAGTCGTAGCGGCGTTCCCCAGCGGCTTGCTGGCGTTCCATTTCCTTGGAGTGGGCCGCGTATTCTCGGGTGAACTGCCTAAGCCCGGACTTGACACTTTCTGCGGTAAAATTCACACCGTCCGCAACAAAGTGCCACCCCTCAACATCATTGCCGGTTAATTCGCCGACTTTTATATTCCAGCCGTGGTCTACCCTGAACAATGCTTCGGGCTGGCCCTTGGCGGTAAACCGGCGCTCAATTTCGTAGTTCGTGTTAGGCATTGGATTTCTCCTGTTGATGTGTTCCTACCCCAAAACCCCGGCCAATGCTTTCGCAAATCCGGGGCTGGGGCCTAGTGGCCGGCCAGTGCTTCGACGATTACTGGCAAGCCGTACAAGACCCCGGCGGCGAATACCGCCAGGGCTACTAAGTCGGTGATGTTGCGAAAGGTAAGCATTAGACTAGGTCCACGTTGATAACCAACTCGTCGCGGATGACGTCGCGGGCGGCGTTGGCGGCGGCTTCTTCAACGCGGTCTTCGAGCTCCACCCAGATCGCGTCGGCGTCGGTTTCCCCGGCGGCGCGTTCGGCGGCGCGTTCGGCGACGCGTTCGGCGACGCGTTCGGCGATGCGGGATATCAAAGCGACAAGGTCCGCGCCGTCGAGTGCGTCGAGTGCGCCGTCGAGTGCGTCCGGGCCGTTGGTGCGGCGCTCCAGGTCGGCGAGGGCATGGCGGGCCGTGTCGCGTTCGTCTTTAAGCTGGTGTAGGTAATGCTCAAGTTCGGCAACGGTGCCAGTGCCCCAGCCCTCAACAGTGATGTCGTTTTCGTCTATTGACATAATAGTAAATCTCCATGTTGTGCGGGCGGAATTGCCCGCCACCGTTTATCTCATAAAGTCGCATTCAATGCAACGCCTTATAAAGTGCCGCCGGTGAGCGGGAAGCGCGGGCCGGGGGCCGGGTACCACGGAACGCGGAACGCGGCTCACGGGACGGCGGAGCGCGGCTGGCGGTAGGTTTGAGAGGATAGGGGGCGGCGGGCCGGGGCAGGCTTAACGGTATAAAAAAAGAGGCGGCCCGAAGGCCGCCTCG